GGGATAAACGGTACAGGTGACGGCTCTAAAGGTATTCATGTCTATGGAGCTCAATTTGAAGAAGGCAGCCGCTCCACCTCCTACATCCCCACTCACGGGACTGCTGCTACGAGATCCACGGACAATGTATCTGCGCTTGACACCAGCGGTTTCTCTTTTGGAACCACTTGTACTATCTTCTTTGAAGGATCTATTGGCCAATTTAACCCTGGTGCATCATCTACCATACCTATAACGATGTTTGCTTCGCATTCATCCCCTAATAATGCTGAGCGCTATGTTCTTTTTGCAAGCAGCTTTAGTAGCGGAACTTACACTCTTACCTCTCGTCACGACCATAATGGCAATACTGTTGGGGTAAGCAAAAGTGGGCTTACAGAGGGTGCTAGGGTAAAGGTAGCTGCTGTATTTAATGGCACATCTCAGAAGTTCTTTGTCAATGGAAGTTCAGGAGGTTCAGGGTTTACGCCTTCAGACGGAACAAATACTCACGTTGCTGCAAGTCTCTTTGAATCTCTTGATCTTTCTGCATACCCTGCCAATAAAAATCAAACAGTTGGTTCTCTTATCCTTTGGGGCTCTGCTCTTACTGATCAGCAGTGTATAGATTTAACAACCCTCTGACGCACTATGGCAATCTTTAGAAAATACGAGTTTGGTAGTCAGTCTGCTGCTACGGCTAAGATCAACGCCTTGGGTGTTGACGAAGAGGGTAACCCTACACACCGCCACTCTATTGTAAGGCTTGGCAACATTGTTACTACGCCAGCAGAGTATGATGCAGAGGGGAATGAAACTACTGCCCCTGTATACTCAGACAAGTATCATGTCGATGTCTTGTGGAGAGGAGAATACGATGAAGACGGGAATGAAATCCCTGTAGCAGACTGGGACAATCAGATGGTATGGTGCCGTCCCATGGGGGTGCATACCTTTGGGTCGTCTAGCGCGAATAGAGAGTATATTGCAAAATGTAAGGAGCTACACCCAGAGTGGTTCCCCGAACCTGAACCCGAACCTGAAGAAGAATGATTGGATTAGGTACATCACCATCGACAGCCTCCTTTGTCTCTGCCAGAGAAAACACTTTGGCCACTGCTTTTGCTCAAAGAGTGTCCGCTGACGGAGGCAGTCTTGAACAGTTTGTGTTTCTGACACAGGATCTCAAGGCCTTATTGTAATTGCTTATATTTGCATCATGGCTACACTCTCAGTAACAATCAACGAAAGCATCACTCTTAACGGAAGAGAGAGAGGTAGTGAGATCAACTTGGACATTACAAGCATCACTCAGGTGATGCAGCGTATTGTAAGCCTCCCTGCTGACGGGGGGGTTGGTCCAGCCACGCAAACCACCATAGCTAACTTCAGGACAGCTGTCACTACGGCTGACAGTGCTATGGATGACGATGACGTCAAGTACATCAGAGTAACCAACCTGGACTCTAGCAACAACGTACACCTCTCTTTGCAGCTCGCTGCCAACGGAGACGCTGTAGCCAGCACTCAGGCCAGCATTCTCCTAGAAGCTGGTAAAAGCTTCTTGCTTGGTAAGGCAGTTGGTATTGCAGCTGTTGATGATGATGATGAAGCCGCTACAGCTCTTGGAAGCTTGGTGGATCTGGAAAGCATCATTGCTGTCAACGACAACAACGCTGACGTAGATGTCGAGGTCTTCGTAGCTAGCGCTTAAGACTCAAGCTTCCTGTAGAAGGCCTGCACTAGCAGCCTCCCCCTTTGAGAAAGGGCATACCTCACCCTGTAGTTCATTTTTGTCTCCTCACGGAAGAGGTGGTCCTCCATGCTCTGAGAAGGGGTCAGCTTATCGAAGTGCTTGTATAGGTAACCCTCGTTAACTAACGGGTACACAAGTCGTTGTGCTAGCTTTTTGTGAGAGTAGTCATACTTGTCTGACGCATACTGAATTGTAAAGAACTCTAGGTCGTAGCACCAGAGCATAAAATTCAGTTCTCTCTCGAAAATGTCTCTTTCCTTGCAGAACTCTATTGAGCTGGTTCTCAGGTTCTTAAGGTAGTTTTTTTTAATGTACCTTTGGTTAAGGGGTGAGAAGTCGCGGAAGAGCTTCTTTTTGGATACTAAACTTTTAGGCATGGATCACTATAAAGATATGGAGGAAGAAGGGTTTTGGTATGAAGTTCAGGAGATCTCGCAGGCCTTTTTGGAGATATGCCACAAGTATGACATGAGTGATAGGGTTATATCGGCTTTTGTTGTAGGGTTGCTTGAAGAAATAGATGAGAACAATTCAAATATGAAGGCCTTCTTTCACTATAACTTGCAAACCGAAGATGAAGTTAATATCATCAAGGACTTTATGACTGACTCATTTACCCCGCCTGAAGATGAGGGTCCTGACTTGGACGACCTTCTCAACGGGATGGGTATATCACTAAATTGAAATGGACGGAATTATCAGGAAGATTATCATCGGGAGAGACCCGAAGGATGCCATGGCGTACTACATAGGGATGAGGGCTGGTGACGGGAAGGTATCTGCGATTGTCATGGACGAAGAACATTTGTACAGATATCAAAAGAAAAGGTATCTCGTATATTTACAATCTAACGATAGTCAGGTGCTTTGGAAATCAGTTGATGACATGCCCTGTATTATTGAGTATGACTGTAACTTCTGATGACTGTAGAAAACCTCACCACGGACGGATCTGAGTTCACACTGCCTAACGGACGTCGTTATTCTGGCAGCTATCATATCCACGTTAGTCAAGGGGCTATGGTGGGGGCAAAGCATACTGCTACCCCGCACCAAAGACTGTTTGCTGTAAACTCTGCCGTAGCTGAGCGTGTGGCCAGCGTACAGAGGCAGCTTCAGGGTCAGCAGATCAATAGAAATAAAATTCAATCAACCAGAGCTACTGCTCGTAGATCGACACCTCCTACCCGATCGTCAGGAGGGTCTGGCGGTGGTGGCGGATATTAATTAAAATGAAAACACTAGACTTGTTTGTCGTTGAGTTAGAAAAAAAGCTCAATGATACCATGACCACGGACAGTGGTTTAGAGCTTTACGTAGACACCAGGTTCAACGAGTTTGAACACAGAGTAACCGAAGGGCCCGTGGTCTCACCTCCCGTAAAGCACGATACAGGTGTTGAAGTCGGCGACACCTTGTACTTCCACCACTTGGTTGTTGTCAATGAAGGTCAAGCCTTGACTGGAGAAGACAATCACTATCTGGTTCGATATGACCCCAACCATACGATCAACAACCAGGCCATAGCACACAAGGGCAAAGACGGGGAGATAAGGCCTTTGTGTGGGTGGTCTTTGCTTGAGCCTGTCGATCAGGACGAGCTTAAAACAAAGTCAGATGTCATCGAAGTTGTCGAACTGGAAAAGAAGCTTCCAACAAAGGGCCGTGTCGCTTTTACGGCTCCTTGGGTCGAAGATTTGGGGTTGAAGGTGGGTGATGTAGTGGGGTTCAAGCAAAACAGAGACTACCGCATCAAAATAGATGGTAAGGAATACTATCGCACTCGCACTGAAGACCTCCTATACGTTGAGTCATGATTGACAAAGAGCTCCTGATGGACATCCTATCAGAAGAAGAATGTGTCACTGCCGATGGTTTTGATGATGCCCTGGTTGGATGTACCTACGGTGCCAATGTGGTTGCTGTGTATGACATCAACAAGATGATAGAGATACTCATGCAGGAGTCTATGAATTATGAAGACGCTGTAGAGTTTCTTGACTACAATGTAGTAGGTGCATACGTTGGAGAAAAAACCCCGTTATATATCAATTTTGTCACGAAAGAAGTTTACAACGATTGAAGCTGCCAAGCGCTTGATGACAAGCATGGAGGCAGCTATCGACAACATGATTGACGAAATCAAAAAGCCTGTTGATCCTGAGATCAATGGGAGCGCACGTAAGGCTGAGCTGCAGTCCATTAAGCAGACAGCCACAGATTGCAAAGAATTAATTGTAGAACGACAACGCTTAGAACAAATGATCAAAGACCTTACGAACAATGGATCAATCGAAGAAGCCAAAGACTACAGCGGAGGATTTGCCGAAAGGTATTCCAAGTAACTGGCAAGAATTAGTCTGGGTGAAGAACAAGATTGAACACAAGTTTTGGGAGGATTCTTGGAATCCTAATCCCAGGACAGATGCCTAGAAAAGACCCCCAGGCCAGAAGAGAGTATCAGCGTCAATATCACAAGAAGCACTATCAAAAAAAGAAAGAAGAGTACATACAGAAGGCCAAGGTCTACAACAAGAATCAGCGTAAGCAAAACAGAGAGTACCTCTATAGGGTAAAAAGATTTTTGGGGTGCATAGACTGTGGTGAAACTGATCCTGTAGTTTTAGACTTTGATCATGTCAGAGGAGATAAAGAGCACAATCTTTCTACCATGGCTCACGCTGCTTATTCTATTAAGCGCATGAAGGAAGAGATACGCAAGTGCGAGGTAAGGTGCTCTAACTGTCATCGCAAAAAGACCCATGAGAGGAGAAATAAATAACCGCGAGTATCTCCTCAAGCTTATACCTTGTTGAAAGAGTAATTGGTTACATGTGGGTTCAAGCCCCACCTCGCGGACTTTAATATAAAAAATCAAACCATGATGTACACTAGTATCACAGTATGGGTAATGGACTTTATGCTATTGTTGGCTTGCTATGGATCAGAGTTGCCGCCTAACAGCTCGTGTCATCGTGTAGATTACAATGAAGACGGTGCTATAAATCTGAGTGACCTTATGGATCACCTTGCCAATAAGCCTCAATAAATTTACCCTTAAACAACAAACGCCCTTGTAGCTCAACAGGATAGAGCAACGCACTTCTAATGCGTAGGTTTCAGGTTCGAGTCCTGACAGGGGTACTAAATTCAATTATACAGATGGCTAAAGTTCAGGTTTCTACTTATCAGAAAAAGCAGGTTCGTCGCAAAGGCGTTCATGCAAAGACAAAGAGCTCAAAAAGTAAGGCTTCTAAAAACTACCGCAAGAAGTATGCTGGTCAAGGACGATGAGTATATCGAGGAGCTTATCAGAATTTGCCCCAACGGTACGCAAGGTGAAAGTATTCAGCTTGGTGGGTTGGTCATTCTACTTCCCGCTATGCCGCCGAAGGAGCAAATTCAAGGATATGAAAGTCCAGACGCCTTGCAACTGTGGAAAAGGATTCCTATGCCAAAGGAGTTGTCTCGGATTAAGTCTATGGATGAGTGGGCGGAGATGCCAAGGGAGTTTCGACAAAAGTTTTCTCCGTATATCGAAGAGGAGTTTCGCCGTAGGCGTGAGGGCTTTTGGTTTTATAACAACGGTGTCCCTACATATATTACGGGTCGGCACTACATGATGCTTCAATGGACCCGAATGGATATCGGGTATCCAGACTACTTAGAGTTCCAAAAAAATATTTTCTTACATTTAGCTGCGTGTGAGGCGGACCCCCGATGTATCGGGCAGCTCTATACTAAGTGCAGGCGGAGCGGGTATACCAATATCTGCTCTGCTGTGCTGCTTGATGAAGCCACACAAGTTAAAGACAAGCTCCTGGGTATACAGTCTAAGACTGGTAAGGACGCGCAGGAGAATATATTTATGAAGAAGGTTGTGCAGATGTTTAGGCACTACCCCTTCTTCTTTAAACCTATTCAGGATGGAACGACCAATCCGCGCATGGAGCTGGCTTTTCGCGAGCCGTCTAAGAGAATCACGAAGAACAATAAGACTACGCAGACGGGCGAGGCTCTTAATACGGTAATCAACTGGAAGAATACCACGAACAACGCCTATGACGGCGAGAAGTTGCACTTGTTGTATCTTGACGAGGCTGGCAAGTGGGAGAAACCTACCGACATCAGAGATGCCTGGAGGATTCAACGGACCTGTCTAATTGTTGGTAGAAAAATTGTAGGTAAGGCCTTGGTGGGGAGCACTGTAAACCCCATGGACAAGGGCGGCAAAGAGTATAAGGATCTATGGAATGATTCAAATCCTAACGAGAGAAATGCAAACGGCAGGACTAGGAGTGGACTTTATAGACTCTTTATTCCAGCTCAGGAATCTCTCGAAGGTTTTTTTGACGAGCACGGACGTCCAGTCATTGAAAATCCTAGTTCTGATGTGTCTGGTATTGATGGTGATATCATCAATCAGGGATCAAAACAATACCTGAAAAACGAAAGGGAAAGCTTAAAGAATGATCCCTCTGAGCTTAATGAGGTCGTTCGTCAGTTTCCGTTTACTGAAGATGAGGCCTTTAGGGATAGCATTGATGGGAGCTTATTCAATGTAGGTCAGATATACGAGCAGATTCAATACAACGATGAGTTGTTCCCCAACCCTGTGGTTATAGGTAATTTTGTTTGGAAGGGTGGGGTGCAGGATACTGAAGTAGTCTTTCAGCCTGACCCTACTGGCAGGTTCCGCGTAGCCTGGATGCCTCCAGTGGAGATGCGGAATCAAAAGCAGTTTGATAGAAATAAACGTATTGCACCCAATGCAGAGCTGGGGGTAGGCGGGGTTGACTCTTACGACCTTGACGCCACCGTCGATGGACGGGGGTCTAAGGGAGCGCTACACCTATACAACAAGTTTCACATGGAGCACCCTGCTAACATGTTTGTTGTGGAGTATGCGGCCCGCCCGCCTTTGGCTAAAATATTCTATGAAGACTGCTTGATGGCTGCTGTTTTCTATGGGTACCCGATCTTAATTGAGAACAACAAGTACGGTATTGCAAGACACTTTGAATCAAGAGGTTACGATGGTTATTTAATGGATAGACCTCAGCATCTCATGAGCACTAGCTCAAAGGTGAACGTCAAGACTAAGGGTATACCTTCAAACTCTCAAGATGTGATACAGGCTCATGCTCACGCCATTGAAGCTTACATCCACAATCATGTTGGAATAAACAGAGATACTGGTGAGTATGGTATGATGTATTTCAATAGAACACTAGAAGATTGGATTGGATTTAAGATCAATGATCGAACCAAGTTTGACCTTACTATTAGCTCTGGCTTGTGCCTTTTGGCAGCACAAAAAGTGAAACCCAAAAAGAAAGAGTCTAGCTTCGATGAGAAGCGTTTTTTCCGTCGATATAAGGTACAGTAAGGATTTCCTATATTTGCAGTAAATCAGCTTTAAATGTATCAAAAAGAAAGCTCGAATTCGGGTTTCCCCAATCCTCTTGTCAGTGCTGTAGAGAAGCTGGATAAGAAGTATGGGTTGCAGTATGCAAAAGCCATTGAGGGTCAGTGGGGGAAAATGACCGACAAGAGTTCTCTTTATGGTAGCAGAAACGAGATCTTCAATAGGAATAGGCATTACGCTAACGGTACTCAGGATACTACTATTTATAAAAAGCTTCTGACCTCCCTTAACCCCAACGATGGTGAGGGTAGTTTGTTGAATCTGGATTATACACCAGTTCCAGTCCTACCGAAGTTTGTCCGTATCGTAGTAAACAAGATCTTATCTAGGGATCCTTACCCTAACCTGGAGGCTGTTGATCCTCTGTCTTCTTCTGAAAAGAATAAGCAGAAGCAAAGACTTCGGACTCAAGTAGCCATCAAGAAAGATCTCCAGGAGCTGAAAGAGCAAACTGGTGGGCTTGTCTTGGATGTCGATCCAGACCAGCTCCCTGATTCTTTGGAGGAGGCTGACATCTTCTTGGACACCAACGTAAAGACTGATGCTGAGGTAGCGGCTCAGGTGGCTACCAATATGACTCTGTCATGGAACAACTTCAATGACGGGACGTACAGGCGCTGCGTCAATGATCTGGCAGCCCTGGGGATGGCCGTTGTCAAAAGAAGCAATGACCCCAACTACGGGATTAAGACTGAATACGTTGACCCAGCCATGTTTGTTCATGGGTATACTGAGGATCCGTTTTTTGAGGACTTGGTGTATGCGGGTCATATTAAAGAGATGACTGTCAGTGAGTTGAAGAGACTTGCTGGCAATGAGCTTTCTGATGACGACCTGAAGAAGGTTCTCAAAGTTGCGTCAAAGAAGTCTGACAAGTACTCCCCTTACAACGACTACAGGAACTACAACTCAAAGCAAGACTACAGCGAATACATCGTTCAGGTCATGGACTTTGAGTTCATCTCTGTGGATTGCATGCACTTCGAGGAGAAGCAAAACAGGCATGGGAATACAGGCTTTTACTATGAAGGCTTTGAGTACAGGGAACGTCAGGGGTCTGTGTATGAGCGTACTCCTCACAAGATGGAGATGGAGATGTTGTACGGTGGTACTTACATCTTGGGGACCAACCATGTAATCAACTACGGGAAGGTTGCCAATGTTCCTAAGAACATCCACGACCTGTCTAAGTGCCGCTTGTCCTACTCCCCCGTTGCGACCAACTTGATGGACAACATGCCAAAGTCCATGGTTGACAGCTGTGTAGGCTTTGCAGACATGTTGCAGATCACACACTTGAAGCTTCAGCAAGCTATCGCCAAGGCTAAGCCTGACGGATTGATCATTGACATCGAAGGTCTGGAAAATGTACAGCTTGGTAAGGGTGGTGAGTTGCAACCGTTGGAGCTTCACGACATCTACGAACAGACTGGTGTATTCTACTACAGAAGTAAGAACCCAGAGGGTGGATTCCAGAACCCTCCAGTAAGAGAGATCGGAAATAGCATCCGCAACATCAACGAGTTGATTGCTTTGTACAATCACTACTTGCGTCTGATTAGAGACACCACGGGTATCAATGAGGCTATGGATGCCAGCTCTCCCAAGGGTGATGCCTTGGTGGGGGTTCGTCAGCAAGCTATCGCAGCAGGCAACAATGCTATCTATGATATCACGAATGCCTCTTTGGTTCTGTTCAAGAAAGTTTGTGAGGACATCGTCAAGTGCATTCAGATCATTCCTGAGGAGTCTGTTCTGATGAAGGTTTATCAGAATGCCATCGGTGACACGAATATGAAAGTCCTTTCTTCTTTCAGCGACCTCCCCATGTACAACTTTGGTGTGCAGGTGCAGAAAGAGATGGAGGATGAGGAAAAAGCATATTTGGAGCAAAACATCCAGGTAGCTCTGGCTCAGAAAGAAATCGACCTGGAGGATGCTATTGCTGTCAGAGACTTGAAGGACATTAATCAAGCCGAGCGGCTTTTGATTGTGCGTAGAAAGAAGCGTATGAAGCAGCAGCAAGAGATTGCAATGCAGAACTCTCAGATGCAGGCTCAGCAGGCTCAGCAATCGGCTGTTGTCTCTTCGCAGGCCAGACAGCAAGAGCTTCAGGTAGAGTCTCAGCTTAAGAATCAAGAGATGCAGCTTAAGGCTCAGCTCGAAGCTCAGCTTGAAGGGGTCAAGCATCAATACAGAAAGGAGATTGAATTGATTAGAGCTCAAGCCACTCTCGGATTTAAAACCGACGATCAAGAGTTTAAGGAGAAGATAGAAATCTTGAAAGAGGACCGTAAAGACGACAGAGTGGATAAGCAAGCTGCCAAGCAGTCTAAGCTCATCTCACAGAGGAAAGGTGAGCGTGGTGAGCTTCAAGAGTCTGAATCATCATTCAACATTGATGAAATCCTACAGTAATGGCTAGTAAACTAAACTTAGACGTATCGGAAAAGCTGGACATCACCTGCAAAAAAGGTGATACATTCAACCTTGGCTTATTGCTGAAGGATTCTGCTGGAACAGCGTTAACTCTTAGCACTTCTAACTATGAGTTTTTGATGCAGGTTAGAGGCAGAAGGTCAGGACCGAGCCGTGAGCGCCCACTTATTATTGGAACTGCTTCTAAGGGTAAGTCAGCTGTAACCAACGATGGAGCCAACAATTTTAGTGTCACCATTGATGACAGCGGCAACGCCACCTTCTCTGCTTCAGACACCATCATGGCTAGGATTGCTGCTGGGAGATATGTGTATGACATTCAGCAAATAGTAGACAATGTATCTACAACTATCCTTGAGGGAAGGTTTATCGTAAACGATGACATCTCAAACCTTGAGGTGTAATGGCTATATCCGTATCCACTACAGCTGGCACTACGATTAGTGTAAGTGTATCTGGTTCTACTCAGGTTTCATTTGCCACAACAACAAACTCTGTATCTGTCACTCAACCCGCATCGTCTAGCATTTCTGTGCTAGGCAAGGGGGCCAAGGGTGACACAGGGGCTACTGGCGCTACTGGTGCCACGGGCGCTACGGGCGCTGCAGGTGCCGATGGGAGGTCTTATGCTATATCGTGTGTCGATGGGGACAACAGTGATGAAGAAAAGATCAGACTATCTGATAGCGCTGGGGTCAATGATGATGTAGTTCTAGAAGCAGGGGCAGGTCTTTCCATTGCCAGGTCTGGTGACAAGATTACATTCACCAACACCGTAACAGATACTGATACAGTCTTGACCTCTGAGCAGGTTCAGGACATCGTGGGCGCTATGTTTACTGGCAATACAGAAACACGCATATCTGCTACATACGAGGACTCTGACGGCACTATTGATCTGGTGGTTGATGACATGACTGCTGACACGCAGCTTACCACAGAACAAGTTCAAGATATTGTGGGGGCCATGCTTACTGGCAATACAGAGACCCGCATCTCAGTCACTTATGAAGATAGTGACGGTACGATTGACTTTGTTGTAGATGACATGACCGCCAACACTCAGCTCAGCACTGAGGAGGTGCAGGACATTGTTGGGGCTATGTTTACTGGCAACACTGAAACTAGGATTTCTGCAACATACGAGGACAGTGACGGTACGATTGATTTGGTTGTTGACGCGATACCTGTAGACCTTACTTCTGACGGAGCGGGCACAATCCACGCAAACAATGTTCCCACCCTTAACCAAAGCACTACTGGTAATGCTGCAACAGCTACAGCACTTGCAACGGCCAGAGCAATCAACGGAGTAAACTTTGATGGCACGGCTGCAATCACTGTTACTGCTGCTGGATCTACTTTGTCTGATACCGTGCCTGTATCTAAAGGGGGGACAGGAGCCACTACCCTTGCAAGCAATAGTGTTCTTACTGGTGCAGGAACTAGCGCCATTACCGCTGAAAGCAACCTGGCATTTGATGGCGACACTCTAACGATTACAGGTCAAAGAAAAATAGCTTCACCAACATCAGCTGGACAATTTTATGGAGATACGGTGCAGTTTGGAAGTGGACCCAATGGAAATGACGGAGATATTGAGCAGGGTAAGCTGTACTATTTAGACTCGTCGCAGCAGTGGGAAGAGACTAATGCAAATGCAGCAGCCTC